GGGCGCGGGGGGGGGGGGGGGGGGGGGGACCGGGGGCGCGAAGCACTCCCCGGAAGATTTTGCTTTTAATTAAACGTAAATAAAATATTAGGGGATAGGATCGGCGTCAGCCGGGGTCGTTGCCCTATGGTTCGGGAATTGCAACAACGGCCGGAATGGTGGCCCGCGCGCGTAATTGGAACAACACGGCCGCGAATGCCAACTGGAACATCGGTGCCGCCTTTATCTATCCATTTTGGAGTATTGACCTAAAGCCGATCCTATTCATTTACACCCCTGGCCGTTGAAACACGGATAAGCCGCCATTATTGGAAGGGCAAGTGGAAATTAACTTGAACAGAAACCCTGGCCTTAAAAGGGCTATGCGATATATGGACGATATAACCATATACGACAATTCAAAGAAAAGCCTCACGCGGCAATAGTTAAGATCCGGAAGTTTATAGGCCGCCGGTTCCGATTGAAACTTAAAGGCAATTACCAGGTCTGCAAGTTCGACTACAAGAAGGCCGGGAAGATAATAGGGCGGCTCCTTGATTTTATGGGCTTCGTTTTCTTCCGGGGAAAGACCTTGATCCGGAAAAGTATTATGCTTTCAGCTTCCAGGCTGGCAAAGAAGATGAAGCACGCGAAGGACGCCGGGCGCGGCTACTTCGTAAAGCACATTAAAGCCATGTTGAGCTATAAGGGCTGGTTTGATTGTACCGACACTTATAACTGCTATCTTAAGCATATTAAACCGTTCATTATACGCATAGGCAGGCTGAAAAAGATTGTATCAAAATTAGATAGGAGGCAGAACAAACATGAAGCAGTGGACAGAGGAACGCAGCGCACAGCGGCCCGCAGAGTTGCAGCTTGTGGCGCCTAACTTGTATCTCCAGCGCCGGAACATTACGGCCCAGGAGCACGAGGAGCAGGACGGCATGGCCGCATATACAGACTACGTATGCGAGAGCCGCGAGATCACCGAGAGCGAGTACGAGATGCTTAAGAGCATTGAGGAAATCAAGACGGACGAGGCAGTGACCGCAGCTATTGACGAGTACACGATGCAGCTTATGGAAGGAGGGCTTTTATAATGGCAAGTATTTTAGTAGGCAGCCTTACGCGGCTCTATGCGGCGGGCAGAGTCACCAGGGAGCAGCTGACCGAGAGAGTAGAAAAAGGCACCATCACCGCCGAGGACTTCCAGACCATCACCGGGGAGGAGTACGATGAGTGAGCTTGAGATCGTAGAAAAACAAAACGCAATAATCCGGATCCAGAGCGGCGTTATTGACGAGCTTTTCTTACTTCTTATGCAGCACATAAGCGCGGAGGACGCCGACGCACTCCCGGTCATAGCCAGGATAAACCAGGCGGCCGAAATCCGGCGCGAAATTGAATAAGGCTTAGAGAGATATACCCCTAAAGCTTTTAGAGGGCTTGTGAGACCGCTAGCGCGGGCACACAAGCCCTTTTATATTTCAGCACAGGAAGGAGGGAAGCAGGATGACAGAAGTAATATGCACAGCCATTACGGCGGCCGCTACGATTATATGCGCCTTCATAGCGCATAAGACCGGCCAGCGCGAGAAGCGCGAGGACGAGCGAGCGGAGCAACGCGCCAAAGAGGGGCGGCTCCAGCTTAAGATGTCCGAGGCAAATAACAAGCTGACAATAGGGATCGCCATGGCCCTAAAGACGGGCCACGCGAACGGGGAAGTCGAAGCAGGCCTTAAAGCAGTTGAGGACGCGCAGAACGACTACAGGCTTTTTCTGGAAGGCCTGGCGCTTGACGAATTGAAAAAGTAAACCCGCGCCGGATTGCAGAGCAGCACCGGCGCCAAAAAAAATTTAAGGAGGATAACACTATGAAACACATTAACTGGGTAAGGAAACTTACAAGCCGGAAACTTTGGACGGCGGTCGCGTCCTTCGTTTCCATGATGATCGTAGCCACCGGAGGGACAGAGAACACCGCGACGCAGATTACGGCGCTTATTATGGCCGGGGCTTCCGTTGTAGCTTACATTATTGGCGAGGGGCTGACAGACGCCGCCAACAGCACAATCCTGGTAGACGAGACGGAGGAGCAGGAGAGCCCGGAAGAATAGGAGGCGCAGCATGGCATTAACAGCGGAGAAAAAGAAGTTTATTGCAGATATCGCGGGACACGTTCAGAAGTACGCGAAGCAATACGGTATTTCTGTACACAGCCCCATTATAGCCCAGGCGATCCTGGAGAGCCGCTGGGGCGAAAGCAAGCTGGCGGCAAAATACCATAATTATTTTGGTTTGAAATGCGGCAGCAAGTGGACCGGAAAGAGCGTAAATATGAAAACCCAGGAAGAATATACACCGGGGACAAAGACTACCATTACCGACTTTTTCCGGGCCTACGACAGCATGGAGGACGGAGTCAAGGGTTACTTTGAATTTATTCAGCTTCTGCGATACCAGAATTTAAGAGGCATTACGGATCCGAGGAAATACCTGCAGACGATTAAGGACGACGGCTACGCGACAAGCAGTACCTACGTCGCCGACGTTTATGCCTGCGTAACTTCCTATGGACTTAAACAGTACGACGGATCCGCCGCCGAAGAAGGAGGGACTACCATGACAGAGAGAGAGCTTAGACAGCAGCCTGTAAACTATTTAACCAAGTACCTGGGGATCCGGGAAGGCAGCGCGGAGCACAAAGCGATCCTTGCCACGTTCAACAATTCTGGCCTTTGCACACGATACAAAATGACCACCAGGGACGCCTGGTGCGCTACGGCCGCATCGGCGGCTTATATTGCTTCCGGCCTTGCCGACCTTTTCCCTTGCGTTGAGTGTTCCTGCGGGAATGTTATCGCGCTGGCAAAAAAGGCCGGTATTTGGGTAGAGGACGACGCCTACGTCCCGGACACCGGCGACTCCATTCTTTACGATTGGCAGGACAGCGGAGCCGGGGACAATACCGGATGGCCGGACCATATAGGGATCGTTGTTTCCGCCAGCGGCGGAAAGATTAAAGTTATTGAGGGGAATATTTCAAATACAGTCGGCTACAGGACGATCACGGTAAACGGCCGGTATATACGCGGCTATATTACACCGAAGTTTTCCAAGAAGGCGACAGCAGCGCCTGCAGCCGGTACCGGATCCGGAGTGGCCAGTAGCGGCGGAGGCATTAACAAGGCAGAGCGCTGGAAAGGCCAGTCCACGACCGACGGCCTCAACGTAAGGAAGTGGGCAGGGAAAGAAAATGATACTTGCAGTTTTAGCCCTCTTAAGGAGGGCGAGGTCGTGAGTGTTTGTGACGAGGTAAAAGCGGCCGACGGTTCCAAGTGGTACTATATCAAAAACAAGGCCGGTAAGTATGGCTTCGTTCATTCAGACTACATCACCAAGACCGGCAGCGGCAGCCCGGCGGCCAGCTTCGCGGTCGGCGACAAGGTAAAGGTCACCGGCACGATCTACGGCAACGGAAACGGCACTGGAGGAGCCCTTAAGAAAGACGGAGCGACGATGTACGTCGTAGGCCTGGTAAGCAGCGCGACATATAAATATTATATCGGCCTTGCAGCAAAACCGGGCGGAGTACGCCAGGGATGGGCGGAGCCTTTCAGTCTTAAAAGGGTTTGAAATTTCCGCTTGACTGAATCAAAAAGCTATAGTATGATGTGCGCCAGGAGGGGGCTCCGGGGGATCGACCCAGGAGCCCAGGCACAGGAAAAGCCCCGCTGCCGGTTGGCAGTTGGGGCTTATTTTTGTTTTGCAGAAATGGTTATTTTATCGCCGTCGAATGACGCGATGACCGTTTTATTTTCCAGATTAAGACCGAGGGCCTGCGCCCAGGGCTTAGGTATAGACAGTTTGAAACCAACGGAGCCCGATCCGCCCCTGTTGGCGATCAGATTAAGCTCCCGCGTTTCGTTCTTTGTTTCCTTCATTTTCTTCACTTCCTTTGCGACGTCGCAACGATTTTTTATAAACAGACTTCCCGGTCGCCCTTCGATACGGCCCGAAGGATAGAACCTGCACAGCTCGGCTACACATCACCTATACCCTTTCTTCCACGTGCCCGGCGCGGATCCTACGAGGTTTACGAGTTGCACCGCTTCCCCAGGCGGCTATAAGATTTTCACATTAAAAATCAGCAAAACTTGTTAGACGACATTCAGACCGGGAAGTCCGATTTTATACATAGCACCCATCACGCAGGCCGGGGAGCCCGCCTTACTTCTTCCCCCTGGACTTTGGACCAGGCGTCGGCGGCTTAGCGCCGGGGCGGCAGCTACGCCGCCCTTGATCTTATTGAATTATTTCCGCCGGATTTTCCGAGTAATACTTTTGGTTGTCGCTTCCTTCCCATTCAGCCGAACCGTAGCAGAAAGCGGCGTTATAAGTATTGGATCCCTCAACTCTATCCTTATGCCTTGCCCGGAACTTTGCTATTGCTTCCCGCTTATTTTTAGCCTTTACGATTAAGTAAGTGTTCTGGAACGGATAAAGAGGATCGGAGCCAAAAGTAAAATAGTAGTTTTTCAGAGGTTCCATATAAACGACTGTAAATACTTCGCTTACGCTTTGGGTAATTGAAAGCCCGCAGCCTTCGGCTTTGGAGATACCGAGCTTTTCTAAAACTTTGTTTTCCCAGTCCTTCCGCTTTTCTTCCTTTTCCGCCTTATACGCTTCCCATTCTTCCATTGTTTCATAACACAGGCGATCATTTAACAGGCTTGAAAAAATCCATTCATTCATAGCGACCGGATTAAGCCGTATAACCGTAGTAGCCACTTCATAACCTTGATCTTCAAAAGTTCCATTTGTTACGACATCAATATCAAATTCTTTTTCCATAATTGAATCCCCTTTCTTACCATTCATTAAGCGTTACTTGCTTCGCTTCGTGATTTATTTCTACCTTGTAACCGTTGCCATTTTCGTCCCAGTACAGATTGCCAGTATTGAAGTTGAACCAGTTTATATGGCTTTTCTTATCTTTCAGATTTTTAGATATATCCTCCAGGGCTTCCGGGCTTCCTTCTACTTCATAACCATAAGCTAACATTTATTTTTACCGCCTTTCTTGCTTCCGTTTTTTGTTTCCGTTCCCTTAAGGTGTGTGTATGGTAACTCTGAAAAGACGGTACGTCAAGTCAATTTTTCAAAAAAGTTTTTAGCAGCAAAAAGAGCCCGCTTCTTCCAGGAAGTAGGATCATAAAAAAAGTACAAAATACTTTCTTAATTCAAGAGGTCGGAAAAGCCGACTTCAAGAAGTCAGGAAAACCGACTTCAAGAGGTCGGAAAAACCGATTTCAGCAGGTCGGAAAAACTGACTTCAAGAAGTCGGGAAAACCAAC